CGCGGTCAACATAATTATATCCAAGATTTTCAACCCATCTGAATCTCATTTCATTAGTAGAATATATATTAGGTAACCTAAATGACAAATACATATTCGTTAATAAATCAGCACGACGTTCAATTTTATACGTCATTTTTACACTTTGATAAAAACCACCATTTGCATTGTTTATTGGTGGTGTTTCATAACTTTCTAATGCAAAGTTAGTATGTTTTTTATAAACATATTTATAATAATTGATACATGGGTTTCTTGTAATATATTGATCCATTTGCCCGGTTAAAACCAACTGCATTAATCCGCCTCCCATTTTTATTGTTATATCAATACCTTAATAATATCTTATATATTATTAATAAATCTTTCTAAATTAGTATATGTTCTAGCATCTTCAAATGCCTTTACCACTTTATCTTTATTATCAGATTTATCTACAAGTAATATTGTAGGAAATCCTTGAATATCAAACTTTTTGACTCTATCCATCTTATCTTTCATATTATATTTCTTAAATTCACATTTATCAGAATGAGCTTTTTCTAATTTATCCCATATTCCGCTTTTATTAAATTGGTCACAATGTCCACAACCATCCATATAAAAATATTCTAAACTATATTTTTTTTCACTAAAAAATCCTTCACATATATTTTTACTATTTAATAATAACACAAACACAATCAACACAAAAGTAGCTAATATAACATATTCTATTTTAAACGATTTTTTCACCATTTAATATTCTATCTAAAATATTATTAGATAATTATATTTTATTATTGCTATTACTATTACTACATGGTGTATACATAACCAAATTATAAAATTCTCTACCATTTTTTTCTACAAAATCTTTTATTTTTTTATCATTTACCATTATAATTCTACAATCTAATTTATCATAATCTACTTTTTTATTATTGACAATATATACACTATTATTATTTTGCTCTAACATATATTTGTAAATAGATACGTATTTTTCATTACCATAAACTATTAAAGTACGGTAAATTAATTGATTTTTATAAACTTCTTCCAACTTGTTTACAAAATCACTAAACGATTCAATGCTTTGAATAGCAATAGTCATTTTATAATATATATTATTATTGCCTTATGTATTTAATTATATAAGATTATTTATATAGTATTATATAATACAATGAATGATAGTATTATTAAAATAGATATTTCATATTTTCAGGATAGATATAATCAAATAGAAGAAATACCGGAAAATATCAAAAATAAGGCAGTTGAACTTAATGATACTTATAGTTGTTTTAAATCATATTATGACCCTAAAATGATATGGGTAAAAAAAAATTATAATAAAAAAGAAAAACCTATTACAACAAAAAATAGATTTCATATTATAATTCCAGATTTTACCGATAACTCAATGTTAAAACGTAAATTAGTAGGATTATTGAATAAAATAACTACAAAAAATAAGAACACTATATATGAAAGCATTAAAGAAATAATTGAAGCAAATGAAAAAAATAGCGTGTTCGAGATTATATGGGAATATATAAAGCTTAATGAAAACAGCTTATACACAAATATATTAACATTTTTTGATGAAAATATTTTACAAGATAATATTGACGCTAAATGGAAGAATTACATAGAATTACGGGAATGGGATCCTCCAAAAACAATTTATGATAATGATATATTGTTATTGAACGATGAATATGATTTATACTGCGATTATATTAAGTGGAAAAAAAATATAAATAATCTTAATAAAATATGGATAAAGTTTAAGTTAAGTGAAATTCATTTTTTATTAGAAGTATTATTTGAACATACGATAGATATTCTAAAAGAAAAGAAGGTATATAAACATATTCTAGATATTTTTCTTGAACAATTATTTAAAATATTGAGTGTAACAAAAACTCCGGAAATAATTGATAAAATTAAAGAAATAGATATTTCAAACTTTAATAATTCTACAAAGTTTTTAATTTATAATATTTTAGATTTACAAAATAAATAATTTCTATATTATAATATAGAGTAAGAAACGTTAAAAATCATGAGGGAAGAAAACAATCTATCTTTTTACAGTAGCTTAATAATTCAAATGATATTTGTTATATTATTATTAATAATATACACATATTTATACAAGTTAGAAAATATCGGTTGTGAATGTTCCGAACATCCTAACAAGGATTTCATCAAAAACTTCACAATAATTGCATTAATATACTTCTTTATAACTGCTTTTGTTTCCTTAAAATCTGTTGCTAAAAGTATGGGTGGTATAATTGTACAATTAGTAGCTATCGCAACTTTCGTATTCTTCTTACTATTTGTTGTATATATCTACTATGCATTCGACTATGTTAAATATTTAACTAATGAAAAATGCAAATGTTCGGAAGACATGTCTAGAGATATCATCGCCATTGGCACTATGATATCTTTATTCTTATTCTTAACCCTATTATTCACTATAATCATCATTCCAATCTTATTAAGCACTTTAAGCAACTTATTATCTCGCATTGAAATATTCGAAGAAGAGATAGAAAATACTATCCGTAACCCAATGCGTACCTTAAAATCTACTCCTGACAGAATCGCTAGATCTGTCAAAGATGTAGGCAGCTTTGTTAAAAAAAGTGCTAAAAAAATAACTAATATCCGCAGAAAAAGATAAAAACATTTAAATATTTAAAGTACGAGTATTAGCTCCCTTTTTTCCTGATTTTTTTAATATTTGAATATCAGCAGTATCTTCAATTATTGATGTTATTTCTTCGTCGCTAACAGAAAGAGTTTCTATACGATTATCTATATCATCTTCAACAGATATATTATTATGAACATCATTTATGATATTATCTACATCATTTGCTGATTTATTACTGAAATTATTTTGTTGATATCTCGGCATTTCAGATGATATAGGATCGCTATTTAAGGAACCAAACAAGTTACTTACCATTCCAAATAACCCCATATTATCTCCTCCCATACTGCTTTGTGTTGGTTTTGGAGCGGCAATATTTGGAGCACCACCTCCCCCACCCATCATATATTGTTTAGCAGCTGCATTTTGAAATTGTTTCATTAATTCGGGATCTGATTTTAATACATTTTCTACATCAGGCATAGGTTGTTCTTTAAACATTCTGCTTGTTAAATGGAACATAAATGCGCTTCCAGATAAAGACATAAATAATCTTAATTCCGGTGCCATTTTCTTTCCTGATGACTTATATTTATAATGTAATTCTTCAAAAATATCATCGTAATCATTAATATTCTCATTGACTTGCTCTGACCAACCGTCTAATTTAACTGAAAATGGATCATATCTAGTATTCATATATTCAGATCCGGAAACAAATGCCATTAACATTTTTTGTTGGAATCTTACGCTCCCATCAAGTTCCTTTTCTCTAACAATACGATTGTACTCGGAATGCATTTCATCCAAGTCAGAATTCATATTAAACTTGAAAGGTAATTTAAAACCCTTAGATTCTAGTCGTTCAAGTTGATATATAATTTCACGCTTTTCGTTAATTTCGTTTCTAACAATATCTTTTGCACTCATATGCTTTCTTTTTGCTAATCTGCTTTCTCCACTTGAACTTTCGCTACCACTTTGAGATGTTCCACTTTCTCCACTTTCACTTGTGTCATCGCTATTTCTATTACGTCTTTCCCCACTACCCCTGCTATCACCGCTACTACTGCTGTTTCCACTAACATCGCTGCGACCACTTACACTGCTAGCATCACTACCAGATGTACTATCCATATCGTTATCGCGATTTAACTTTTTATTTTTATATATATTTTTCATATTTTTCATATATTTAGCTTTATCATAATTACTATTCCCAGCAGAACTGCTAGCACGCGAAGAGCGAGAAGACATAGATATAACATCGTCACTAATTTTTTTCTTGTTAAATAGACCGTCGTCTATAAAACCACCTTTATTCATACCATTATTTTTAGGTATGTTAAAATTAAAAGAATTATTATTGAAACTATCTTTATTTAATTCTATTAAATCATCAGTTTTACTATTTAAATTTGATATTAAAGACATATTATATATTATTTGAGTTCTAAATGTTTATATATTTACAATAATTTATATATATATTAGATTACGCACTATTTTTTATAAAATTAAACCAGTTTTTAAAAAATATTCTACCTGTTTTTGTAATATATTCTGGATGAAACTGTATACCAAAAATGTTATCTGACTTATTATATGTTATAACTATCTTATTTCCCATTTTTTTTATAACCTTATATTTTTTTCCTATACCAACTAAATAATCTTGGTGAAAATATGTATATGTCAAAGTTTTCACATTAAAAGGATAATACATTTTAATATTTTTAGTATAAGTTTTCATACCATTTTTAAAGCTATTTATATTTTTTTTATTTGTTTTAGCTGCTAAAAATTGTAAACCATAGCATATAGCCAATATTGGTATTTTATATTTAAATACAAAATTGGGAACAGTAGGCGAACCTTTTTTAAGAACAAAATAATCAGAACCACTTATAATTATTCCGTTTATTTTTCCACTATTTAAAACTTTTCTAATACCAGCTTTATCATAATATCTCTTTATAATTAATTTAGCATTTTTTCCGATAGCCTTTCTATATAATTTATGTTGCTTTTTCCAGTTCCATTTATCGCTATACATTGATATTAGTAATATATTCATTTTAATATAATAAATTATAATTATCTAATGGTTCATTTTTGATATTTGTTCTAATATATGATACTGCTTGTAAACACGCATCACTTAAATCATCTTTCTTTTTATTATTTACAAAGATATCAAGTAATCGCTGATTATCCTTAATATAATTTTGGCAAATATCAATACTTAGCTTTTTATTATATAGATATTTAGTTCTTCTAAAATTTTTGGCATTTTTGTTTCCAACATTTTCATCAGGTTTTATTTCAGATACATAATCATGTGTTTTTGATTTTAAAGAAGCATTAACTAATACCACGTTTTCTACTTCTTTATCCCAATGTTTTATTAAACTAAAATAATTATAAATAATATGTTGTATTGTTTTCATAACACCATTTAAATTAGAAGGTTGGTTTTCAATTAGTACATAATCTATTGTATTAATTTCTTGTTCTTTTAAAAAACCTACAATATTATCCATTTCATAATAAACGCGATCACATATATCATCAATACCTTTTAGCTCTTTTTTACTATCCGCTAATGCAATAATACGCCAATCAAGAACTTCTATCTTATTGGTTTTTTTGAGTATACATAATGCCAAATTTTTAACACCTATATCAAAACTTATATATATCATTTAATTAAAAATAATACTAATTCTTTATACTTTTTTGCATTGACATAATTATTTTTTTGTTATATTCCTTGATACTATGATGTCTTATTAATACAGTAATATCTCTCCAAAATGTATCATTGATATAATTACAATTATATTTATTAATATTTCTGTGCTTTTTATAAAGCCATTTATAAAGCTTTTCTTGTTTTTCTGGTTTTGTAGTTTGTTTAATATTATGCATTTTTTTCTGTACTACCATTTTCATTACAAAGTTTTTCAATTCTTTACATTTAAAATATTCTTTATTGGATAAACCTTCCCATAAATTAGTGAATTGAATATAATTATATGTTGGACATAGTAAAAAATTATCTTTAAAATCTACAAATGTAGGATTATTATCAATAATTAATAATTTCTTAGCAATATCATAATCCTTTTTGACTTTCATAGTTTTTAATAAGTTAGGCATAATTTTAGTAACAGATTTTTTTATCATACCATTTTTATCAACAATACAATTATCGCGTGTAAAAATAGGACGATTAAACTTAATATTATTTTGCTTTTCAATAATCGCTATTTCCTTATTTGCCCATGTTTTTTCTGATGCCGTATAAACAAATATAAATGAACTAGGATAAAACTTTTTTATGGAATACATAAATTTAGTAAAATGCGGTCTTATTAATAGCGATTCGTTAATATAACTTTCATTTAATTTTTTCTCACAATCTATTTTATTTTTATTAAATGATGCAGCAGTAGCTTTATTAAAGTTTTTAATATTTTTCTTTAATATATCCTGTAAATTATATAAATCACATTGATAACTACAATCTCCAATAATTGTTCCATCTAAATCCAATATAAAAACATATGGATCCATATTACAAATCTATTATAATAAATATATATTTATTATATAATAGTAGAATTATGACTAAATGTTCTAATATTAACTGTGAATATCACAGAAGTTTCTATTTTCAAGAAGGAAATGCTTATGCTAAAAATACCTTATCACTATCTAAAATATCTAATAAAATATCTTTAAGCAAATTAAGCAAAGTATCAAGCAATGCTAATTTATCTGGTTCTGTTTCTTATGCCAATAGAAATGTCAAAGCATTTTTAAAGTCATATGTTAAAAATAAATATTGCATTGAAAATCGTGCTAAATATTTTAAGTATATATATAGTAAAATATTAAAAATAAAGGAATTATCTTGTTTAAAAAAAAAATACTTCTATAAAAAGGCAAAAGTATATGATGGATATACAATTGATGATATTGTAAATTTAGAAAAACAAATTGGTTCTGATAGTAAATATGGATCCATATTTATAACATCCATTAAAGATGTTATTGGTAAATATCCAATAGCAACAAAACTAATGAAAGTAAATACATCAAATAGTATTGAAAAATATTTAAATGAACATATTACTAAAAAAATACTCAAATTGAAATTATCTAAACATTTTGTTTTTACATATAGAACGTTTTTATGTAACAATATATCCAGTGATGTTCCACCAATTATAAGTAATTTAAATTATTATGTAAATCTAAATGAATTAGCACATGGGGATTTAAAGCAGTTGTGTAAGTTAAAAACATATGTAAGTGATGACATGTTAGTATATAATGTATTTATTCAAGTTATGTTATCAATTATGACATTTCAATGTACTGGATATACTCATGGTGATTGTCATTATGGTAATTTTTTATATCAAAGAAATCCAGAAGAAGGATATTACCAATATGATATTAATGGTACAAAATATTATTTAAAAAGCTGTAAATATAATATGATAATATTTGATTTCGGATTTGCTAAAACAATTGATCGTGATAATCAAGTAACATCAAAAATGTTGGAAGATTATATAAGAATTATACATGCATTTGCCAATAAAAAAATATTACCTAATTCATGGTCTTATTTTGGAAAATATCCATCTGATAATGTTTCTTATTTCACAAATTACTTGCTTAACAAGTTAATAACAATTAATAAAACATTAGTTTTAAGAAGATTAAAAGGAAATAAAAAATTGAAAGATTTAATAAGTGAAATGATAATACCGCATTTAACAAAGGCGCCTAAAAATATTTTTACTAAATATAAACCTATTGGAAAAATAATTAATAAAAAACCATTTTTAATTAATGATAGTCTACATGTGTGATTTTATATCTTTTTTCATTTTTTTCTATATATTTTTTTCGTCTTTCAATAATATATTCGGACATACTTTTAAATCCTGCATATATCATGTTATTAGATAATTCTTCTGGCAATTTTAATCTTAACCCTTTTTTATTTATTTCTATATTCATCATTGGAATATCTGGAATATTATCGGGAATATAATAATATTCTACTTTATCAACATCTATTAATTCACCTAATACAGCACGTGTTCTAATTTTTTCATATAATTGTACAAGCTG